ATTCTTACTTATCATCGTATTCATTTAGATAGTTATTTTAATTCATCAGGTAATCAGGATGTAAATGGATTAATAAATTATCATAAGAATAATAAAATATAACTACAAATTTAACAAAACTTTCTGATTTTTTTAAAAACTTTTTTGAAAAATGATTTTTAAAATTCTTTTTTATTTTTTTGATTTTTTTATCAAAATTTGTAGTTATATTTTTTAATTTATTTAAGAAATAACAACATTTAATATTAGAAAACATACTATTATGATTTAAATATGACGATATACGACGATTACTTCGATTATTGTGATGACTATATACAAAAGTATGGAGATAAAACTATTATTTTTATGCAAGTCGGTGATTTTTTTGAACTATATGCTGTTCAAAATAAAAACGAAAGATTAGGGGCTGATATATTTAAAATTGCTGAGTTATGTAATATTATTGTGAGTAGGAAAAACAAATCTGTGAATGAAATTTCTAGGAGTAATCCTTATATGGCAGGATTTCCAATATCAGCTATATCTAAATTTATACAAATAACTATACAATCTCAATATACTTGCGTAATTATACGACAGGTTACTCCACCACCATTACCGAAAAGAGAGGTAACAGAAATTATAAGTCCCTCTACAAATATCAACGTAAATAGTAACGAAGGAACATATTTATTTGTTGTATATTGGGACGAAATAAAAGATTTTAATACATCTATTAATATTTTAAGTGTTGGTATTTCTATTGTTGATATTACAACAGGTTCTATATACATATATGAAGCCTTTAGTAAAATAGATGATATTGATTTCGCAAAAGATGAAGTTCATAGGTATTTAAATATATACGAACCTAAAGAAGTTGTATTTATAGGTAATATATCAAATCAAACTAAAGAAGAATTAGAAAACCAATTCTGTAATTCAAGAAATATTGTTTTTCATAAAAAATGGTATAATGAAAATATTAAATTATTTGAAAATATAAATTATCAGTTATCAATCTTAGAAACAGTATATGGTAAAACTTGTATTCCATTATTTGAACTATTACATATCGATAGATGTATTATAGGAAATATATCTTTTTGCTATATGTTACAATTTATATACGACCATAACGAAGAAATGATAGGTAAAATATCAAAACCAATTATATGTAAAAATGAAAAACATCTAATTCTGGAATCAAATTGCGCATATCAATTAAATGTATTGTCAAACTCTATCGGCGAAACCCCTTTATTATCTATATTAAATAGAACTAATACAGCATTTGGTTCAAGATTATTTAAATATCGATTACTAAATCCAGTAATATCAAAAGAAACTCTTAATGAAAGATATGATATGATTGAATGTTTTAAACAAAATAATATTTTTGAAGAACTAAACGTATTCCTAAGTTCTATACTTGATATTGAAAGAATGAATAGAAGAATTAGTATTTCTAAATTTGTACCTTCAGAATGGAGTAATTTTGATAATTCGTTTGAAATGATTTATAAAATAATAGAATATATTAAAAATTATGATATTAATACATCTTTTATTAAAAAAGATAAAATATCTAAAATATTTGATGAAGTAACTGAAATAATAAAATTCTATAAGAGCTTTATAAAGATTGATGAATGTATTAAATATGTTTCTCTAAATGATATATATAATTCTATATTTCAGGAAGGAATATATGAAGATATTGATAAGTTATCAAATACTATAAAGAAAAACTTTAATGAAATAGAGTATATAAAAGATACTATAACTAACTTAACAGTAAATGATAATACTTTATGTCGTATTGATTGTAATGAAAAAGACGGATATCATTTAACTACTACAAAAAAAAGATGGGATAATATAATTAAAACATCTCCTGAAAAAATTATTATTAATAAAAATACTACATTGTTTTGGAAAGATTGTAAAGCTAAACCATTAAGCAGTTCAAGTTCTAATTTGAGAATTACACATTCTTATATAGATAAACTATCTGATACTATTATTCTAAAACAAAGAAAACTAAGTATATTATGTATCGAATATTATAAACAATTTTTACAAGAGTTTTATGAAAAATATAATTCATCAATAAAGGAAATAACATTATTTATTGCTGAAATAGATATATCTTGTACGAATGCTAGAAATAGTGTTGAATATAACTATAGTCGTCCTGATATTATAGATAATTGCTCTACATCATTTTTGAAAGCAAAATCTTTAAGACATCCAATTATTGAAAGATTGAATACAAGAACAGAGTATATTTCTAATGATATTGAATTAGGACAAGATAAAAAGGGGCTTTTATTATATGGCATAAATGCTTCTGGTAAAAGTTCTTTTATGAAATCAATAGGTATAAATGTAATAATGGCACAATCTGGAATGTATGTTGCTTCTAAACATTTTGAATTATCACCATATCATCATATATTTACACGTATTTCAGGAATGGATAATATATATCGTGGTCTAAGCACTTTTACAATTGAAATGTTGGAACTTAAAAATATTTTAAACAGATGTGATAAAAATAGTTTAATTTTAGGTGATGAATTATGTTCTGGTACGGAAGCTGTTTCTGCTATATCTATTGTTGCATCTGGTATAAATGAATTATCTAATAAAAATGCTAATTATATATTTGCTACTCATCTACACGAATTATTGGATGTTGATTTTATAAAGGATAATAAGCAAATACAAATATCTCATATGCATATTGAGTTTGAAGAAAACACAGGTAAAATTATATATGATAGAAAATTACAAGACGGCGATGGTAGTAGATTATACGGTATAGAGGTTTGTAAATATTTGAATTTACCAAGTTCCTTTATTGAAACAGCAAACAAAATAAGAAAAAAAATACAAAATGTTTCTCTGTATATTATTAATCCAAAACAATCTAAATATAATAAAGCATTATTCGTTTCAAAGTGTGCAATTTGCAAAAAATATGCTACAGAAACACACCATATTAAACATCAACAACACGCAGATAATAATGGGTACATTGATAATACTTATAAAAATGATTTACATAATTTAATTCCATTGTGCGAAGATTGTCATTTACAACAACATCACGGAGAAATAATAATAGATAAATATATTACAACTTCAGAAGGTATAGAAATTAAAACAAAAAATATTAAAAAGGAAACTTGTAATAAAAAAATTAATACTGATTATAATTTATTAAAACCATACTTAATATACGATATAAAAGGGTGGAAATATAAAACAAGAACTAATTGGAAATTGTTAAAAGACACAGAATACTGTAAGATTTTTAAAAAAATAAGTAATATATTAGATATTAAATTACCTGATAATAAAAATGAAATAGAATATTATTTAGAATATGCTAAAGATAGTTTATTGTCATTATAAATAATATTCTCTAATTCTGGTTTTAAAATATATTTATAATATATTTTTTCTATTTTATCATAGGCACTTTGTAAAACTATATTAATACTATATATTATCATATTAATATCATATTTATTTGACATAATTTTTGTACTTTTTATTACATTTTGTAATAATTGTATTATTTGAGATACAATTATTATTTGTTTTTCATACATATTATTCTATATACAGTTTTACTACTACTTAAAATAATTACTTTAAATTGTCTTTAAATCATATATCAATTAAAAACTTTTACTTCTTCTTTTTTTAGGATTATCATTAAGTATTATTTTATTATCTAATACTTTTACATAAATATCATAAATATCATACATAGAATATGGTTTTGTAGTATGTATAAATATATTTTTAAGAATATTATAGTTTAATTTATATCCGTTTTCTATTATTATTACATCTACTAATTTTTGATATAATTTCCAATTTGTATTTTCACAGATTGAATATAAACTTTCAAATATTTCAAACATACTCATATCTATGTTATATCTATTTTTAATATAAATATGTTCTTTACAGTTATAAAACTTTGTTTGCTCCATAAATATAAATGATACTAAAACCCATATACTATAAATTAATAAATAGAGTTTGTTAATTGAAAATTTTAGTATATTTATAGAATATTTATCCAATATTAATACCATATAGCTAAACTTATCTAAGTGACCACAATCTTTACAAAAATTATATATTTCTGATACAATTAGTTGTCTATCAATTAAACAAGGATGTACTTTACTATGGTAAGGTTTTATATCAGATATATCTATCTGATCTACTTCAAACATATTTTCCCATAAAGTTATTAATTCTTTTAAAGAAATTCTTTTTTCATTTTCAAATATTAACATATGTTTCAGAATATATTCATATTTATCATCTATACTTTCATCTTTGTATATCTCACTAAATATCTCCTGTTTATTTAATCTATCATATTTAATTATATTAATATAAATCTCAGTCCATACACTTTTTGTTTTATAGTTATTATAATTTTCTTTTTTTTTTATTTTATCAATTATATCAGAATATACACTATTTTTAAAAGGCATCTTTTTTAATAAATCACAAATTATAATACCAATAGTCCATATAACAGAAGTATCACTTGTATTTTCATATAATGTTATTTGTGGATCTAAATATTTCCAAACTCCTACTGTATCAGTCCAAAGTAATCTTGAGTTTTTTACATATTTTACACTCATACAACTATAATCTATTAAATGTGTATTAAACTCTGATAGATCATCATATTCTATTATAGTATCGTTACTTAAAGCACTACTATATCCATCACTGTCTTTAGTATTAGAACTATTATTACTGTAAATAATATTTGCTAATGATATATCTGTATGTTGAATACCATTTACTTCTAATTTATAACATTCTATTAATAATTTATATATAATATCTGGTATATATTCATATAAAATATTTTTATTTGATATAGAATACAGATTCATACCACAAAACTTTTGTTTTATATATATAGCATTTATACTTGAAGAAATATTATATATCTCTATATTATTAAATACATTATTTAAAAATTCTGTTATTACTGCTTCTAATATACTTTCTTGTAGTGGAACAACAATATAATCATCTTTATAGTTAAACTTTTTTAAATTATTATAATCATCATTATCTTCATCATCACTATGTATAGTAACAGGTGCCTTTACATATTTCTCAATACGTTTATATATTTTTTTATTATCATTTGATAAATATACAATACCATAACCTCCTTTGCTCCATTGTCTATAATTTGCTCTATTTATATATAAATTGTTTGTTCGTGTAATCTTATATATATCTTTAATATCCATTTATTTATAATCTTGATACAAATTTAATATTAATTCTATACAAAATCCTGTTTTTGATTTTTCTAATAACTTTGATTGGTGTTCTATTTCAACTGATTTATCTAAAAATTCAAATCTATTTTCTGTCTTCAAACTATTAAATAGATCTAAGATTATATCTTTTATATGAATATCTTGTTGAAACATTTTTAATGATAGCTTACGTATTTCTAAATTAGTAAGTTTATTATCAATTATTTCTACAATTGGAGGAAAGTTTAAAGTTGGTATATTTTTATATTTTTTTAATATTTTTGCTTCACTAAAAAATATATTTTTTATTAAGTTTCTATCAACTATTCTATATTTTTTAGTTAAAGAAGACAACACTTTTTCATTATCTTCTAAAGATGGTAATGGTACTCTTATATTTAACATTCTGGAACGTATAGGTTCTTCTAAACAATTTAGTGTATTAGTTGTTACTATAAATAAAACATTACTTGAAAATCTTTCTAATAATACTCTAAATATTTGTGATGAATTATTAGCAAATAAATTGATATTCTTAATAACAATAATATGTCTTGCAAGATTTATACATTTGTTATTTATAATACTTAATAGAAATTTATTAATCTCTTGTATATCCTGTGGAAATTCAGGATTATCCATATCTATTTCAAAATAGTAATCTGTTTCTACATATTTTAAAATACTATTCCAAACTGGATATTTCTTCTGTAATGGAAACTTTAATTCTAATTTATTACATAATGCTAATTCAAATAATATTATAGAAGGAAAACCTTTTTGACCGTAAAATAATATATTGGGACAAGATTCAATATCTAAATAGAATTCTAATTCTGTTAAAATTTGTTTATGTTCTGTAAGCATATCTATATAAAATTCAAAGTCATTATAGAATTTATTCCATAATTCAAAGTCTTTATTACAGTTCATTATATTATTTTTATTTTATTTTATTTTATTTTTATATAATCTGTTATAATCATTTATAATACTTTATTAATTAAATCTTTAATTAACAAAAATATAACTACAAATTTAACATAAATTTTTGATTTTTTCAAATTCTTTTTTGAAAATTGATTTTTAAAATTCTTTTTTATTTTTTTGATTTTTTTATTCAAATTTGTAGTTATATTTTTT